TAGGCACACTTGAGTACAAAACGATGCGTCAAGACATGAGAAAAGACTATCAATGTGGGATTACTGCTTTTCTTGCCTTGCGTGCAACACCCCAATACAAAGCATGGTTAGAGGCACAAGATGACTGAGCAAGGACTAGATGAGCTTTGGGAAAAGTACAAAACAACCCCAGAGTTCAAAGACATGATGGCTAAAACTGAAGTATTCACTGAATTGAAGGCACAAGCAGACAACGCTCGGAATGCCATGGATGAGGCAGACGCTATAGCTGAACGAACCGAAGAATATCGTGAATGGGAAAAAGCAGACGAAGAGCTTTGGCGTTCCACTGACGCGTATAAGGATGAAATCCGAAGACTAGGAAGGGTAAACCGATGACTGAAACCAATCCTCGCGAGCACAATCTTCGTCTTGCATGGTCAAAAGCCTCGGGTGACAGCTTCGCCCACCGCCTCGCCCGCAAGTCACTAGAGGCATCGGCACTTCAAGACCCAGGACTAGCCTCTACGTTGTCAGACATTCAAAGTGAGTCCCAGTCGGAAAACTACCAATACGAAACCCATAAAGAGAATAATGCATACTCGGACGGGTGTTCTTATGGCTACAGCGAGGGATTGAAAGATGGAATTCAATTAGAGCGTGAGCGCATCATCAAAGTATTCCAAACCAAGGAAGCCAACAAACCCATTATCGAAGAAGAAGTTAGGGCGCTTTATTTGAGCGAAAATTGGGAAATTTACACGGCAGACGAGCTAGAGGCAACAATCAGGGAGGCACAAGATTACTAAGGCATTATCGGTAATTGAGAGAGTAATCAAATCAGCAAGTTTGGTAACTATCTCAATAGCCTTACTTTTTATGGCGATGAGTCAGGCTCAAGCAGTTCCAATGGTTACCCCCATTGTGATAAATGGAGTTGACGGCAAAGCTGGCGTTGACGGAACTAATGGCGTTGATGGAATTGACGGAACGAACGGAACCAACGGCGCAATCGGTGCTAAAGGTTCTAACGGCGAAGAAGGCGCTATCGGAGCAATAGGACTTGCAGGAATCAACGGCACCGATGGCGTTGACGGTGCTGACGGTGCTGACGGAGCGAACGGCTCTAATGGCTCTAGAGGGTCTAGCGGAAGTAACGGAGCTGCTGGAACTAACGGAACGAACGGAACTGACGGAACCAGTGGAGCTATCGGGAATAATGGAACTGCTGGAACCAGTGGTACTAATGGAGCCGACGGAACTAACGGCACTGACGGAATCGATGGCACTGACGGAGCTGACGGAGCTAACGGTAAAGGCGGAACTAAGGGTCTTAACGGAATTAACGGCACTAATGGCACCGATGGCACTGACGGAATCGACGGAGCTGCTGGAACTAACGGCACTGACGGAGCTGACGGCACTAACGGAATCGATGGAGCTGACGGTGAAGATGGAGTTGGCGGGGCTGAGTGTACTGGCAGTGCTAACACCATTACGGGCAATAATAATGTTGTCAGCTGTAATGCCACTGGCAGCACTATTACGGGCGACGATAACGTGATTAAGTAAGGAACCAAGATGGTTAATCAAAGAGAATGGAGAGCAAAATGAAAGACCAACGGTCTATCCACGAATTCCCATGGCTGCCTGATGTGACTGGCGTTGACCCCAGCAATCTTGGATGCGTTATGCTTCAGGTAGAGTTTTCCGATGGGCTACTCGAGCGCGGCTATAGCCTAGGAGCAATTAGCTCAGAAGACCTATACACCTCGAGCGACAGTCGCCGTTTTTGGATTAAAGGTGATGTCACAGCTGGAGCGCACGTAACTTTGCTTTATGGGCTACTCACAAAGGCATATGAACAAGAAGATACTATTCATAAGCTTCTTGCCGACTGGGCTTGCCCGAGGCAGCTCCCAGTGACTGGGTATGACGCCTTTCCATCGCCATATCCTGATGAAGACTACGCATGCATAGTTGCAAGAGTATACACCGAGGCTCCAGCATTGGCTGAGGCCAGAGGTCTGCTATCTTTCTTGCCGCACGTTGATACGTTTACGAGTTTTAAATCTCACGCAACTGTTGCCTACGTAAAGAGTTCTGCCGCTGAGGCCTGGCTTGACTACCTCAACTTTAGCCTTGTTAGTAGAGACCTTATTGTGTCTTTCAGCAAGGGCGGAATGCCAAAGCTTAACCTTGGCCATGCGAGATAGTAGCCAACAATTCTCACCACAAAGAACAGTTCGGAAATCCCGAACAGTTGGAAAGGCAAGATGATTAGGTTTAGAAGCTACAGAGATTCTGGCTCTTTGGGCACTCACTATGTGTTTGGTATCAACCTGTACGACATGAAGACACAACCAACTCTGGACATCATTATTGGCAAGAGAGTGTTCGTGCTCTTCTGGGACAGGAAGACCAAATGATAATAACAACTGAATCAGGCACAGTGTATAACTTAGCTGGTGGCTACTGTGTGCGTAATGGGCGCTTTGAATTCAAGTTTTGGTACAGCTATTGTTTTGATTATGAGGACGGTAACCCTACTTCTGAAATCCCACAGCCCTACGAGCCCAAAGACGCGGATAAGAGACTTCCAATTCAGGTTGGGAAGCGCATGTACCTAGGCGGTAAAGACGGTTGGATAATCTCCACCAAGGTAGTGTCTATAGAAGAGGCAAAATAATTCAAGACTTTTTTAGAGAAGTATTTGGGACCGCGTGGGTGTATGGGCTGTTTATAGCTGGTTTAGTAGTTTGGTGGGCTGGGCATAAGTTCTGGCGCAAGTAAGATAGACTCCTGTTATGCGTGACCTTAGGCCAGAAAACGCTCCCACAATAAAACAGCTTGGCGGGAGTGTAGTTGACCTGCTCAGGAACATCGAGCGCACCCGCCCCAACTGGTCAGCTTTTAACCCGTCTATCGGGTATCAAAACAAGAAGGGCATGGCAATAGCCATCCGTTCTAGCAATTTCATAATCAACAGCGCTAAGTCTTATCAACTCTTAGAAGGTGACTCTTTCAAGTCTCAGGTTTGGTTCTCAGAGTTAGACAACAATCTAAAGCTACGAAACCTTCGCAAGATTGACTTTAATGGCCTAGAGTCCGAGTTTCCTCGTGGCTTCGAGGACCCCAAGCTATTCTGGCGTGATAATTCTTGGAACTTCACATGTATAGTTACCGAAGGTGACCATCCTGGAGTTGCTCGCACTGCTGTAGCAAAGCTAGATTCTAAAGCAGTCAAAGTTATTGACTTCGTGCAGCATCCAGGACCAGAGCCAATGCGCCCAGAGAAGAACTGGATGGCTCCTTATCAGCAGAACCCTCACTTTGATTTTGTCTATGGGCCCAATGCAACGATAAAAAACAATCGCTTGACTAGCTACATGACAGACAAGCCAGAGCTTTCCATGCTTAGGGGCAGTACCAACCTCCACCTCCTTGGAAACAACACGTACTTAGCAGTCCTGCACAAGAAGTACAGTCAAGTTGCCAGAGGAGTCAACTCAACTACTTTTGGGACAGTTCAAACTCAGGACATGCACTATTTTCATTACTTTGCTCAGTACGACTATAAAGGCAACATTATTGGATTGTCTAAGCCGTTCCAGTTCTACAAGTCAGGAGTGGAGTTTGCGGCTGGATTAATTATGCGGGAGAAGGACTTCCTAATATCTTTTGGACGTGAAGACGTTTCCAGTCACATCGCGGTGCTCCCAGTTAAGACCGTTCTCGAATCACTACAGCCCGTTACCTACTAAACTGTGTAAATGACACTCAAACCTTTGATAGGCTCGCTAGCCCAAGAAGACACCAGTACCAGTACTTGGACTGATGACGGGGACCACGAGCGCAACTCGCACTACGCTCCCACGGATGAGGCGATGGAATCATTAGTAAATGGACTACCAATCATGGCGCTTTGCGGAAAGTTTTGGGTCGCTCATCGTAACCCAGATAACTACCCAATTTGCCCTACATGCAAAGAAATCTACGAGGGCTTAAATGACTAATGAATCTACTGAAACTTGGACCGACAACAGCGAGCAGACAGAGACTTTAGAGAAGCTTTGGGAGACTCAGTTTGAACGTTGTGATGCATGTCCTCAGAGTGCATACTTTGCAGTGACCCTAGCTACTGGCAAGCTACACTTCTGCCGACACCACTTCTTAGCAAACAAAACTGCCCTCTACGAAATCGCAGAAGACGTTCTTGATGAGTCAGAAATGTTGTTGTCTAAGTAGCTTTTAGTCTAGATTAGCCCGTATTGTTTTTCCTATTGGGGCTTGCTGCTCTTGAGGTTTTAATTTCTCTGCCACACTCATAGAAGCGTTAATTCCTTTTATTCTTCCAGAAGCTGCTTCTCCTGCAGTTTTTGTGTTGGTTGGAGTCAGCTTGACTGGGGCCTTTTTTATAAGTTTTATCTCGAAGACGGGTATACTAGCATTCTCTTTAGAAGCACTTAAATGAGGCACAACTGTGAATTCACCGTCTTGCCAAACCACTTTGGGGTCTTCAGTCAAAGCTTTGCAGTAACCGTTTGCCATACAGTCTTCTATGTGACGAGTTAGCAAAGTCAAATTGTCTGGTTTGTGCGAGTAGCCACACGAAGATATGCATTTCATGTGTCCAGTTTACCCTGCTCTTTGATTTCTTTATCGGACAGACGAATCTTCTTTTTGTAGTGCACCCGCTTCACTCTGCCCAGATGGAACGACCGCCACTCCCACGTACCCTTTTTTCCGCCGTAGCAATCAATCCACTCAACATCGATAGCTGGGTTATATATGTGCCTTAAAAACTTGAACCGACCGCGTTCGCCAGTTATAGAAATCTCTGTCCCCTTTTCAACGTGACGCCCGTTAATAACAACTTTGTCTTTTATAATCCAGTGTGCAGCGGGGTTGTCTGCTTTTATCTCTGTTTTTTTCTTACGAGCCATCGTCTCCCTTTCGCCGATACATTCTATTATACACACTTTCCTGTAGAAGTCAAGCTATTTTAACTACCTTACACTTAAGAAATGCCCAATACCGCCGACATTGACGTAATAAAAACTCCTAAGGGAGGGATAGACGCGGTTCGTTCCAACATGTTTGGACGTACAAAAGTGTCTTTGGCTTTTACTGTAACTGTCTAGATATGGAATCAACGGTCTCTTTACGCATTAGGATGGGTCAATGAGCGAAAACCCGACGCCAGACGAGCCGAACTTTGATGTCCTAGAAGACAACCTTGGTTTCTCTCCTCTAGACGAAGAAGCAGTGCACATGCACGAGCTTCACAAGTCCCTCATAAAAGCAGGTTTTCGCGACAAGCAAGCTCTCCTGCTCGTGGCTATGATTGCCGCGGATATGAAGGAAGAGTCTATGTACGTTGAGCGCGTAGACCCAGAGGACTACCCAGAACCTTATCCTGAAGACTTTATCCCTCAAGATGATGATGACCTGGACGACCTTGACCCAGAGTCTGATTAGGGAAAGGGAGCCCGAAGATTTCAGATATTCCAAATCGCGACTCCGCGGACTACATATTTTCCTTGCTCCTTGAAAGCGGAGCCGTTGAGCTTGTGGGCATGACTGACGACCAGCCTACGTACGTAATAACTCCCAAGTGTGCCGATATTTTCCCCGAATTCTATAAGTATCACAATGAGATGCTGTCCCAAACTGCCAACGAGCTTTGGCAGATGGGTGTTATCGAACTGGAGTTCACTATGGCGGGAGAGTCTGTAATCTTCAATAAAAAGAACTATAAAAAGCTCAAGGAAGTTCTCGACATCTTGACTGAAGAGCAGATTGAGTTCTTAGAAGCTCTCGGCGCTCCAATCAAAAGATTTTTATAGTTTAAGCAAACTTTTGTCGTTTCTACTACTATTATTGAGTGTATAGACGAAAGGCACTAAATGCTTCTTGCACAAAAAGACAAAGCTACTTCCGACATCCATTTGGTTGTTTCGCACGACAAAAGACACTTTTTCTGCATCCACAGCAACAGGCTCGAAATGCGTATCTGGGAGCCTGTTCAGATGATGGATGTAAACGAAGCCCAGCGTCACATTAAGATGCACATCCAGCAAGGGCATAAAGTCCCATCAGGATTGATGAACTTGGTTCAGCTTCAGTACCTACTTCAGGACTAGTCGTTCCTTGGGCTGGTCGGCACCTCAATGATGCGACCTTCAAAGTCATCTTCTACTTCTGCAAAGCCAATCTTTTTATCTAAGTAGCCTTTAATAATCCTTGGGGCAACGAACGACAAAATCTCTCGACCCTCGCAGACATTGCAAGCACAGAACGGGATTCCGCTTTCTGTCTCATTAGCTTTTTCAGACTCAGGCGTGCCTTCTTCAGCATCTACAGATTCGTAGAGCCCCATCATGTATTCGTCTAAACCGTCTTGAAGATTCTGAGCCCACTCAGAATCTCTTATCTCAAATCTCATTGCTTTTTTCATATCATCACTCTATACTAAAAGAATGATTTATTCAACTATTCCAACTTACGATGTTTCTGTCCACGGGACCAAGCGCGGTGTAGCCTGCGTGATGTGCACCTTCGGGGACATGATGGACAGGGCTTGGGTAGCCGAGTCCACTCAGGAGATGGTTGACCACTTAGGCGGCCATCGCCGAGCGGGAGATAGAGTCCCAGAGGACCTCACTGAAAAGCTGTGGGCAGATAATGCTGCCAACTACCCTAAGGCGCAAACGCCTGCAAGCTAGCTGTATTGGTTAATCCAGGTCTTAATAACTTTTTCCCACTCGCGGAAGTTATTTGTATCTCCGCCAACTTCTAATCCACGCTTTACGCTTACTTCGCGTTGGTAGACAAGTTCTTCCTGCGAGTCATAAATCTTTAGATTGCCTCGCCACATGTTTTCACCTATTGACTCAATAATCACTGAGTAATTATCTACTTGGCTTTCCCAAATTATATCTGGTTGCATTATTTCCTCTTTTTACGGGGTGGGAGCGCGAAAAATCACTTTTTAGTGCCTAGAGCAGCTTTGTACCACTCTCTGCCGTCTTTAACATTATTCACGAAGCTGACGTCGGTGACTCCTACAGAGTTTAGCCAATCCGACCATTTAGGCTCGCAGTCTATGTATTTTCCACCCAAAAGGGCAAAGGGAACTTCATACGCGTGAGCAACAATTGCGGCATGCATCGAGCCTGCCAAAACAAACCTTGCTCCAGAGACTTTATCTATGAAGGCCATAATGTCTGCGCGGTCCTCAACGACGGGGCTGAAAAGTGCGTCTGCGCCTAGTTCGTGTATTGAGTTGACCGTGTAGTCCGACTTATCCAGAATGTGCCTTACTGCAAACGCAAGACCATTAGGCGAAGACTTAGGGTAGATTCCTGGAAGCATGTACGCAGGGTCTAAAGTGATTTCAGTTTGAATCCCGTGCTTTCTAAGCTCCGCTTGAGTGTTTGGGCCTCGTACCCCATCAAACTCTGCAGTTTGTAGCAACTCTGGGTTTAGGCCTTCACCTCGCCAACCACAGCCGTGGAAAACAGCAATTTTTCCAGCGTTGGCAGCGAGCTCAAGGTGCGTGTTGCTTATGACACTTCCAATAGGGAAGTGCACACTGCTAGCATCCAAAGACCACTCGTGGTGCTTCAAAGGGTCAAGCAGCACTTCTGGCAGAGCGTCACCAAAGTTTCGAGTTACCCCGTCTAGTTTCCATTCGTAAATCATTAACTCAATCTTATCGGGTGTATGCTGAGTTGTATGAATAACTACGAGTATGACGCAAAAGAACGAGACGCCAGACAGTTCGAAGAGCGTATGGCGTTACCATCTTTTAAGGGAAAGTCTGTCGAGTTTCTTGTTAAGGCTGAAACCGCTGCGGGCTACGATGTCGGGCTGCACTACGCTCAAATAGCCCAAGCCTACGCAACGCTAGAACTTGCTCGCGTTACTGGTGTCCAAAGGCGTTCTAGCTAAATCTGTCTTCTTGTTCAATCATCTGAACAGCTCTTTTCACAAACTGCTCAGGATTCTTCATGTTTAGTAGAAGCAGGTCCAGCATTAGTAGGCCTAGGATTCTTCTTTTTTCGTCCTGCACCCCCTGCTGGTAAATCTGCTCCTCCATCATGTTCCTTGGCTGTCTCTCGATTCCCATGACACTCACATTCGCACTTAATCATTTCGCTTTTTACGGCCCAGTTCTCAAACTCAACTCTACAGCCAGCGTGGTTTGACGTTGCGCACCACCCAAAATTAGCCATACCTAACCATAGCTTATTTTAGATTGCTTTATACCTTTTTTATGTGTAGGGTTCTTGTATGGAGAAAACAGCTAAGTCCGCACACGCAATTGAATTGATTGAGTACATCAGGGACAACGCGGAGTATAGGGACTACTACTTTGGTCTTGAGGGCGATGCTCTCGCTGCACGTGGCGGCTTTGAGACACTTATTTCACTTATAAACATAGAGAAAGGCCAAATGATGGATGATAACGAGCGAGGGGACATGCAAGAAGCAATTGATGCTCTGAAAAGCGAGCTAGCTGCCGCGAATGACCAGTTAGAGAGTGCCTTGACAGCATGCACCGATTGGGAGACTAAGTACGACGACATTTACAACAAAGTAAATGATATAGATAGCCTTGTTAGAGACATACTGTAGTAGCCAACCAGCTTTGCAAAATAGCTTCCCTCTCCTTTTGGAGGGGGTTTCTTTTTTTGTCGGAGCGGAAGCGCAGAAAAACGGGTTTTGCACTTACGAATACCGCTAAGATAGTTGGTGTGGAGGCATGTACGACTGCTGCGTAAGTGTACGGTTGTGTTTCTTCACTAGGTAAACCGAAGACAACCGTGAGGAGGTCGGAAAACGTATCTAGGGGAGGTGCCAGGAATCATGGATTGGGATTTCTCGATTGGTCTGGCACCTCCGCCTTCACACTCCCCCCACACCTAAACTGCCCCATTTCTAAAAAAGATTCCCTTTACGGAGCGAGAGCGCGAAAAAACGAGTTTTGTGGTGTAGTATCTATTATATGACAAACGACAATTCTCAGTGGAGCTACTCCCTGACCCCTCAAGAAGAAGCAACTTGCGCTCGCGTTGGCTTTGAACGCCAAGAGCCCTACCTCGCAAGGCCCGAAGCTAATCGAAGATACTCCCAAGGAGACGTTGCAGAGATTTGGCAACACTCAGTTGCTGCTGGCTCTGAAATGGCCTTTGCTCGAATGGTTGGCCTTAGTGATTTTGTTCCCCACGTAAATAAGTGGAAGTCCGCCGCAGATGTTCCCCCCTACGAGATTAGGTATTGCTTCACCAATAAAAGGTTGGACGACTCGACTTGGTCCCTGAGGCATGAAGAAGGCGACGACATAGATGTTGCCTATGTACTCCTTGTTGGTGGGCTTGAAGATATGAAGCCGAGGGACAGAGATAACGTATCACCGCCATACACAGCGGTTGGGTGGATGTGGGGTTCTGAGTGCCGACAGTCCATTTTTGAGCTTACTCAGATATCTAGCAAGCGCCGTTGGAGAGTTCCCTTTGACCAACTGAGGTCTATGGCAGAAGTCACTTCTCCTCAATACGTTAACGGAGTGTGAGTGCGAAAAATGCCGAAAAAGGACAGAGAAGACTACAACGCATACATGCGTGAGTATTTAGCTAATCGCTATCGCGAGCGCAGAGAATCGCTTATTTTAGAAATGGGCGGAAAGTGCGTTAAGTGCGCCAAGACAAGTGATTTGGAGTTCGACCATATCGACCCCGAAAACAAATCCTTCCCCATATCCAAAAGGCTCACTAGTGCGAGCATGGATGTTATCCGAGCAGAGAGCCTTAAGTGTCAACTTTTATGCGTCCCATGTCACAAAGAGAAAACCATTAAGGTGTCTTCCGTTGGGCACGGAGGCGGCAAGACAGGTATGAGAAACTGTCGATGTACTCTCTGTGCACCCCTAAAGAATACTGACGCACGAGAACGTAAGCGTGCTAAAGCTAAGCAAAAAGCCCTATCTCTTGCTTTGACTTCACAGGGAGAGTGAGCTCGTAAAACGAGTTTTGCACGAAGTTTTATAGGGGCATTTTCCTTGTATTTACTGGGCAAAGTGCCTAAATTGTACGAACTCCAAATGAACATTAGGTATAATATAAATAAGTAATACAGTTTTAGACATAACACTGTATGCTATAGTGTAGTTAAACGACAGAAAGAAGGTAATTATGAATATCAATTGGAAAGCACCATTCGAGTTTGCTTTTGAGCTAGGTATGTTCCTGCTCGGCTCTATTTTGGTTCTCGCTATCGCTATCATCGCCATTGTTTTGGTTTACGGTTTGGTCAAAAGCCTCTTCGCAACCTTAGGCAAAGCGAAGAAGAAGAGCGAAGAGAAGCAAAGCTTTTTCAAAATGCACTCGGTAGATTAATGCCAGAGGGTATTGCGTACTGCTACGCACGAGTATCAACTCAAATGCAAGCAGCAGACGGTATGAGCCTCGGGGCTCAGGAGAAGCAGCTAATCGCTGCTGCCGAGTTGGCTGGCTATACGCCTGTGGTTCTTAGAGAAGAGGGGCGCTCAGGGAAGAGTATTCAAGGTAGACCAGTGCTGAAGAAGGCACTGGAAGAACTGGACTCTGGGCTTGCTCAAGCTATGTATGTTACGAGGCTGGACCGACTAGCTCGTTCCACTCGAGACTTCCTCAGCATTGTTGACCGTTCTCATAAGTACGAATGGCGATTAGCCCTGCTCGACCTTGGGCTAGACACTGCCACATACCAAGGAAGGTTCGTCGTCACAATAATGTCTGCCATGGCCGAGATGGAAAGAGGAATGATTTCTCTACGCCAGAAGGACGTCCATCAAGACCGACGTGATAACGGCAAAGTCTGGGGAGTTAACATTGGGCCCAGGTCTGTATTAGATATTGAGCTCAAAGAGCGGATTTGGAAGGAACGAAACGCTGGTCTCTCTTTTAACGTTATAGCTCAGAAGCTGAACAAAGAGGAAGTTCCAACAACTAACAAAGGTAAAGAGTGGTACGCGAGTACTGTTCGGCACGTTTTTGTGTCCTTTTCGAAGGACATTACAGAAGTTGACACTTCCGAGACTTCTTAGATTAGTTTTTCTTGTCTAGCTCACGCGCTGAGATTAGCCACTCGTCTTTTAGCTTAGCGACCGCCGAGAGCAAAATAAGCCCAGACATTACCAATAACAGAACCCACAGAATCACCAGCACTGCAGCCACAATTAAAAGAATAATCAAAAAGTCCATAAGTAAATCATACAACTTTTTTAGAACTGACACGCGATAATACATGCGATAAACCTTAAGGTTATAGATTAGGTTTAGGGCCTTGCGTATGATAGTGTCATAGTAGACAGATTAGGAAACAAAGACATAGATGGAGAATTACATGAGCTATGAGCTCGTAGAAGAATACGCAACAATGATTGTGCCTATCCTGCCGCAGGCAAAGCAGGCATATGGTGCTCGTAACCAGTCCTCGCCAGCCCACGAAGCAAGTAGGGAGTACACGCGATTGCTCACAGAGTTTTATAACAAAGGCGGAAGTCTTCCTTTGCTTGCAAAGAAACTGGAAGTAGCGTACGCGGGAGTTCGTCGTCGCGTTGTTATGAATGACATTACTGTGTCAGCTTTTAGGCCAAAGGTTCGCGTAAAAAATCAGGACATCAAATCAGCCGCGTCTCGAGTGACTTCTGCTCGTAAAAAAGACGGAGACCTCTATCACGACCAGTTGGCCGAGGAATACCAGAACGGTATCTCTCTTTCCAACTTGGCAAAGGAATTAGGACTCAGCTCAGCCGCGCCCCTGTATTATGGAGTACAGAGAAGTTTGCAGCGTAATTCAAAGAAATAGGTGACCTATGGGCAAGAGCTTAATGGAGTTTATTGCGCTTTTGCCCATAGAGGAGCAAGAGGCTGTCCTTGCTGATATGGACATGGACCAGCTCATGTGGGACTGGAACGTTTGGGCTCGCCCCGAGCAGTTAGCACCCGAAGGTGACGACTGGAACGTATGGTTAATTATGGCAGGCCGCGGATTCGGGAAATTTCTTAGGATGTCCACTCCAATACTCTGTACAGATGGTACGTCTACATACTTTAAAACTATCGGGGACATTCAAACGGGCGACACCATTTTTGATGAAAATGGTAAACCCACTAAAGTACTGCAAGCTCACGTCCCTGATATACCCAAGAGGATGTTTCGTTTGACTTTTTCAGACGGCACTACCTTGGACGCAGGTGAAGAGCACCAATGGGTAACATGGACACACTCAGACAGAAAAGCCTACAACCGAAACGTAGGCGGGTCCAAAGGCCTTCCCGATAACTGGCCTCAATGGAAGTCCACGGTTTCTCATCTGAGACTAGGGTCTCGCATCCCCGTGTCTACTATTGACCGCGCTTTTGAACTTGTGGGCGCTGGAATGTCGGTTAGGACAGCTGCAACCAAGCTTGGAGTTAATAGAGCAAGCCTTGCCCCTCACATGCAAGCTGGCAGAAATCTTCACTCGACCATAAATTACGCCAGGCAAGAGACAGGCGTAGGGCCAAAAATACGCAACACTCAGGAAATTGTAGACTCTTTCACCTACAACGACAGAGGCGACTTAAACCACTCAATTCCCGTAACAGGGGATGTTTCAACGCCAATTGCTGACTTACTTATTGACCCGTACTTACTTGGGTATTGGGAAGGTGACGGGAACACCTCCTCTGGCGGGTTTACCCAGCATCGTGACGACATGGGCCACCTCGTAGATGCAATTTCAGCTGCAGGATACACTCCAACAGAGGCAAAGTATAGAAAACTAATGTACCCTAATACAGGTTCTGTAACTGCTAGGGGTCTTAGCTCTGACTTACGAAAAATAGGGGTCCTAGGGAACAAGCACATCCCCGCTGAGTATTTATACGCCTCAGCCGACCAACGCTGGGAGCTCTTAGCTGGCCTACTAGACTCTGATGGATTTATTGACGCTAAATCGGGATATATAGAATTTTCGAATACTAATAAAAATCTTGCCGACGGCGTCATGTTCCTTGCTCGCTCGCTTGGGCAGAAGCCTACTATGGTGGAAAAAAAGACTCACGCGACTGCTAAAGACGGTACGCGTACTCCTGGTAAACTTGCTTATTTAGTCACGTGGAGACCAACCCGTAACTTTTTTAAGCTTCCTAGAAAAGTTAAACGGTTTATTCCTCTTGGCAATCAGGCGTCTAGAAATTTTCATCGCATGATTGTTTCTTTTGAGGAAATAACCCCCATACTAAGCCGATGCCTCACCGTTGACTCACCTAACTCCATGTACCTTGCTGGCGAAGCTCTCATCCCAACGCACAACACTCGTCTCGGTGCCGAATGGGTCCGCGAGCAGGCAAAATACACAACCACAGGGCAACGAAGATTCGGTCTCGTAGCCCGTACCGCGGCCGACGTTCGAGATGTTTTGGTCGAAGGAGAAAGTGGTATAATGAACATTTCTCCTCCTTCAGAGAAGCCACACTACGAACCTTCTAAGCGAAGACTCACTTGGCCAAACGGTAACGTTGCCAGTCTCTTTTGCGTGACCCCTGACACTGAAGCCCTTACGAAAGATAGGGGCTGGGTGACTCACGGGAACTTGAGTGAGGGAGACGAAATACTCACTCTAAACACTGACACTGGTTCTTCAGAGTGGAATCCAGTAAAAGGTGTTCACACATTTGATGTAGTTGACGAACCAGTAGCAAGATTTTCTGGAAGGCACCATTCATCGGTTTCGACCTTGACTCATAAATGGCCAGTTAAGCTTCGAAATGGTGAAATAAAATTGACCACTACAGACTCCATTATTAAAGGAGAGTCGCACACAAAAGTCAGGCTTATCACTTCTGCACCGTGCTCTGATGTACCCACAACCAGCACACACTCTGATGCTCTAGTGGAGCTCTGCGCTTGGTACATGACTGAAGGCTCCGTTAAGTCCAAAGACTTCAAATCTAAAACTAGGTCTCTAGTTCTCATAGACCAGCCTGGCTGGGAAAAATGGCTTAGTGACAGAATTGCTCCACTAAGGTGTCATAAAAAAGACGGCAAACCTAAAATTATCAAACCTACGTCTACAAAAAATAACGGCGCTTGGGGGATGACTAATCTCATAGATATATGCGATAAATTAGGTGAAAACATAGAAGATGCTCTAGTTTTCTATCATCAGAGACCTAGGTCAGTTTCACTGTCTATAGCCCAATCCATGAGAGTGAACCCAGATAAGTGCGCATCTATACATAAAGCTCTTACAGATTTATTTGGACCAGAGCGGGAAAAAACAAAGGCTCCTGGCCAAAAAATAAAAGGAGAGTCTTGGATAGTCAGGCTAGATTCTTCAGGAAACGGGGCGCTTAATTACTATCTAGACAACGACTCTTCCGCTAAAATTTTAGAGTATTTCATCGACCCTGTAGAAAAAATACCCACTATAGAATTTATGAATTCGCTGACGGTCAGTCAGTTAGAGATATTTGTTAACGCATGTATGGATGGCGACGGGCACAGGAGAGGAAGTAGCGGCTCTTTTGAACAGAAGAGTGCAGGACGAAGAGATGCTTTTGGTTATGCACTTACTTTGCTTGGGTACAGCCACTCGTACACCACTCGTCACCCTAAGTATAAAGGTGAGACAGTCACTTTGTATGGAGCACACTATCGCGGGAGCGCCTACACAACTCTCCCTCGGGCAGCAAACCTGCAGAGCAGCAAAGGCCGAGCGTGGGGTGACGGCAGAAGTACTTATACTTTAGAGAACTACACAGGAATTGTATGGTGCCCAACCGCAAAGAACAAAACATGGTTGGCACGTCACGACGGCAAAGTATTTTTTACTGGAAACACTGCCGACGAACCTGATGGTTTGCGTGGACCACAATTTAGGCTGGACATAGCCACCCCAATACCTACACCTGCTGGATGGTCAACTATGGGGGACCTAAAAGTAGGAGACGCTGTATTCGATGAGTTGGGTAAGCCCTGCAACGTGACGGCAGTTCACGAGACTGAGCTATCCCTAGACAGCTACAGATTGAACTTCTCAAACGGAACACACATTGACGCAGACGGCAAGCACAGGTGGAAAGTTCTCACAAACACCGACCTTCGCTACGTCAGCACCCACTTTGATGGAGTCATCCCCGAAACGTGGGCAACTGAGAGATTTGGCAGAGAGTCCACAAATCACCAAGTAAAAGACACTAACCAGCTACGTGCAAATACCAAAAGACGTTTATACATTCCTGCAACAAAAGCAGTGACTTACTTACCGTCCTCCGAACCCTTGCCAATAAACCCCTGGGTACTCGGACTAGTTCTAGGAGACGGCGCAAGCGCCCAGCCTAGCTACATTGCTACCAGCACAGATGACAAATCATGGCTTTTAGAGGAATTAGAGCGTTCAGGATTAGTCAGTAGAGATATAAACAAAGACCACGTTTGGGCTGCGGAGTTAATAGGCCCGTGGAGAGAGCTAGGCCTTTACAAAAATAAGCACGTTCCCGAGATTTACTTAAGAGCAAGTGCAGAGGACCGTCTTGCTTTGCTACAGGGGCTTACTGATTCCGACGGGGGCGTTGAGCCAGGTGGCTCTTTTAGGTTTACTAATACAAACAAAGCATTGATTGACGGGTATATAGAACTTGCTAGAAGTTTAGGGCTAGTCCCTAAAGTGTATGCTCGCAAGCGTAGAAGTAGAAGCGGACTACAGCTAGATAAGCAGTCTTGGTACGTTCAAGTTAACTCCCCTATCCCACTCGTGCGTAATCCACGTAAGTTAGCTAAAGCTAGGTACGAGTGGAAGTATCAGTCTACTCAGCACTCTATTGTGTCTATTGCCCCAACCACTCCAAAATTTATGAGATGCATAACAGTTGACTCTGCAAGTCACTTGTATCTTGCGGGCGAAGGTATGGTCCCAACATCCAACACACATAGTTGGTCCGACGAAGTGGCGGCTTGGCGGCAGAATCCAGACTCTGCTGGCATGACTGCTTTTGACAACGTACGAGTTGGTACCCGTCTTGGAGCCAACCCTCAGATGGTTGTGACTACAACTCCCAAAAGAGTACCGCTTCTCTACAAACTTATTGAAGAAGCCAAGCTTGTAAAAACCACAGGTTCAAAAGTTGTTATAACCAAGGGCTCCACCTTGGACAACGCTGGAAACTTGTCGGGCGCATACTTGGACACAATTACTGGAGTATACGAAGGAACATCTCTCGCGCAGCAGGAGCTCTACGGAGAAATGCTGGACGATGTGGACGGCGCTCTTTGGACAATCGACATGATTGAAAAGGCACGAGAACTTCTTTACCCACCTAGCACCCCTCTGAGAGTTATAGGTGTTGACCCCTCGGTAGCTGAAAACCCAAGGGACGCTTGCGGTATCGTCGTCTGCGCATCCACTGGAGACAGAGACTTGTACAAGCGCCACGCTTGGGTTCTGGAGGACGCTACCATCCACGGCTCCCCAGAAGTCTGGGCTAATAAAGTCGTTGAGATGGCTCGTCGCTGGGGCGCACCAGTTGTTGCCGAAGTAAACCAAGGTGGTGCTTTGGTCCGTAACGCAATCAACGCTATCGACCCTAGCGTAAAGGTTTTAGAAGTTCACTCAAAATATGGTAAAGCTTTGAGAGCTGAGCCGATTGTTTTGGCTTACGAGCAATCTAGAATTCACCACGTAAATTATCTACCAGACCTTGAGTCTCAAATGACTTCCTGGATTCCAGAGCAGACTCGAAGCTCCCCAGACCGAGTAGACGCTTTGGTTCACGCCATGACAGCTTTGCTAATTAAGCCACCTGCAGGATTTCATGGAGGAAAGCTAACTGCTAAATCTCCTGCTGCAAGAAAGCTCCCACCGTTTCGTTCTAGTGGAGCTAAGGTTTTCAACCCTAACCGTTAGAACCTAGCTATCGAAGTCATTGTCTGCCAGTTCATATCTGTAGGCGTCATCCTTGAAATAACTTTGAGACCTTTGATAGTTGCGCGAGAACCAGTACCGTCAATCTCCATACCACGCTCAAGAAGCTTTCTAGTGAATGCAATTTGAGTCATCGAGCGCTCGCCACGGTCCTCGGACCAAACACGGTAGACGCTAAACATAGTCTTTATTGTCGTCTCAATTCCTGTAGCTTCTTCAGTTTCTTCGGCAAGGAAGATTCCAATACGGTCTTCGTTCTTGCGATAGACATCAGCTGCTTCTCGAACTCGTACGCACCAACCAAGAGCGTCAGGGTCATTGGAGTTTAGAATCTGCATTGCACCTTCGACAGCCCAAGCAAGAACAGCGGGTAGCCCGCCCTCTGGGTCAAAGATGTAGTCCTTAAGGTTTGGGTCTGGGTGAAGAGGCACCTTGTCAAACGGGATGGGTCTGATACGACGCCACATGGCATCATCCGTAATGATAGGACGGTGGTTTGTAGAAATCCATAGCTTCGCCTGAGACTGGAACGTGAAAGGCTGCTCTCCAGGAGAACGCGCTGAGATTTCAGAAGAACCCGTCAACTTCTTTACAGAGTTTTCTTTAATACGCTCAGAGTCGGGGAGCTCGTCTACCCAGACCATTCGGCGTCCACGCAACTGAGCCCAGTGGTACAAGTCCGTGCTGTTGGCCTTTCCGTCGCCCTGAGCCAAGATTGACGAGTCCAGAGGCCAAGCGTACTGCTGAGTACCTAGGCACTTGACCAAAGCCTCAACGAAAGTATTTTTACCCGAACCACCAGGTCCATAGACCAAAAACAGGATGTCATACTTGTTAGAGCCAGTAAGTGTGTATCCAGCGGCTTTTTGTAGCCACTCTTGGAACTCTTTGTCTCCACCAGTTGCATCGTCTAGGAACTTCTCCCAGCGAGCGTTTCGGTGGCCACGAGTGTATGTAACTGGAGCACGGCGAGTAATGTGTAGGTCTGGACGACCTTTCAAAAGCTCACCTGACTTTAGGTCAATCACGCCGTTGAGAACACCCAACAAGTTTGAGTCATTGTCCCACGTGTCAATGGGTACTTCAACCCTAGGGTCAGACTTAGCACTATCTACTGCCCCGCGCAACCGAGAGTTGTTGCGAGATTGATGTGCCCACTTGATTACTTCATTTTGATTATCTAGGCTGTGGTTGGCAGATTCAGACCCAATAAATGCTCCAAGGCGTTTTGCAAGTTCTTGGACTTCTAGGTCTTCGGTGTCAGGCTTCCAATAGCCCTGTTTCCAAACAAACCAACCAAGGCCAGTACTGTATCGAACTCCTTTGCCAAAAATATCCACAAGCCGACGTCCGTTGCCCGTGTCTGACAGAGAACGTTTTCCTGGTGTACCTCCGTCTTGAACATCAATAGCGTCAGGGTCTTTGGGGACATCCATGTTTGAGACACTGGTAGCTTCGTGGATAGAAGCTCCCTGCTCAATCAGCTCAGCTACACCGTGCTCGTACGGACGGTAGATGTCTTCGTCTAGACCATCCGTTGAGTAAGTCTCGGGAGGCACGACACCAAGAAGCGGAACTAGCTTTGTTGGGGATTTAGCTGCTCCATTGGATGCAGTAATCTTTACGGCGTGGTCTTTATGCCAGTCAGCTACGTTGGCGTCGAGCCTCTGCTCTTTAGGGTTATCCGCAACAAACTGTATGCCACGACGAACGTGCATAATCAAAGAGTTTGTGCCCTCTAGCTCCATAGGAGGTCGAACGTTATCGTGATTAAACCTAATCATAAACGTCTCAATAAGGTTGGCGCTTTTGGTATTCGTTCCATACTGATTAGCTAGGTGGCAGGCAAGCTTATAAATCTGTACAGCTCGCTCCCCTTCGTCAATTCCGTCGTTAATGAGTTTGTCGTAGTCAAAATCTTCTACGTCATTTACCCAGTCCCAGTCGCCTCCACCAGCAAAGTTGTATGAGGTGCGACGACGCTGTTTACGGAGAATACTCAGAAGCTCCTCGGGAGCCTCTGCCATATCAATCTCCCAAGGCGCACAGCCCTCAGCCCATTCATAAGTAACACCAGAGTGGTGCCTCGAAGGAGAAATAAGAACATACCCATTGTGCTTAATGTCAACACCCTTTAGCTCAAGAGAGTTGAGGTTTCCGACTAAGTCTTCTTCTGGGTCGCACTTGTAATAAATGTGGCGTCCACGGCCACTAGTTCTGTCGTCACCGTTGTAGATACCAGTGATGGCCTCAACGGTTGGGGGTAGCTCGCCTTCGAGCTTTTCTAAAAATTTTACATAGGATTCTGGACCGCCAGAGCGTGGGTCAATGTCAATGACTAAAAAGCCAGACTTAGAGCAATGTACGCCGATGTTGTACTCAGGGTTGGCGCTCCACCATTTGTTAATCTTGTCAATGTCTGAAGTTGATTCAACATTCCACTGACCTATTACAGGGTGCTTTCCAACTTCCTTGGGCTCACCGTGGGTCTTATTACAGGTACATCGACCGTTGTCAATTCCATGGCATGGAAGAATCTTCCAATTCAAATTTGGGTAATATGTCGACGCTTTTGCGAGACGACTCTTGTCCTTGTTATCCACCGCAACCTCCTCAAATCGCTGGGAAGATTACTCAACGTTCGCGGAAGATAGTTAAGTAACTTAAAAAATTTTTAGCTTAGTAGGGAAACTATACACCTAGCGCAGTCCGCTGTCTACTAATCGTTCAACGAGTTTCAATATACACTATAAGTAACACAAGCTTACTCAGACGGGGCATTCTCTTGCAATTTCTTTCATACAATCTTCCAGCTGTGATTATTGACGCGGCCAATTGGTGGGAGCCAGGCACGGCTGATGTTTTGGACATCGGAGACATTGCTATCTACTTAAGTGCTTTAATTGCTTTTGCAGCGGTTGTTGCTGGCACATCTAAGGTTTGGTCTAAGTCTTTACGTAAAATTGTCAGAGAAGAGATTGAAATTGCCACCGCTCCCATCCATCCAAAGTCTAATGGAGGCCTAAGCCTTGCAGATGTGGCCCGTAAGACTGAAGATTTAGAGACTTCTCTAAATAAAATCAGCACTCAAAACGAAGAAACCCGCACCATTCTTCTTCAAGTTTTAGCCAACTCGGTCTATATCCCAATTGTTACGCCTGAAAAACAAGCCAAAAAGCCGACCAGAAAAAAAGTACCCACCCCTTCCAAAAAGGATAATTAGGGCATATAGTCGCCATAAGTAGGGACTTTTGAAACAGTTTTATTAGATACTTGACACGCCGTAAGTATTATAAGTCGAAAAGTTTGCACTTAGTGTTACAGTTATCGCGGGACTTATAATAAGTCTTTCCGCCTTACTGGAGGTACTTATGAGTTTAGCCGAAAAGTTGAGCGCCACCCCCCGCACAGATTCTGGTTTGCCCTGCGGCGTAGCCAAGCTTCTTTCTCTAATTGAGGGAGAAGACCTAGAAGCTTTAGAGTTGCTTATGTCTCAGCCATCTAGCGCCACGACCGTCTCTAATCGACAAATCCACGACATTCTTTTGAGTGAAGGATATGACGTTGCTTTTTCCTCTATATCAACGCACCGCCGTAGGCAGTGCCGTTGCTTTACAGGGATGAATAGTGTAGCTCGTAGAGACCTAAAAAAGAAGGCGTCTTAATGTCTGAGTTAACTGACAAGTTTTTAGCTCTAGTTAGTCCAGGACCGAGTGGGTCCGATACAAAATTAGTGAACGCCCCAGAGTCTTGGCGTCCCCGAATGGAAATTGACGAGAACGGTGGGTTCATCGTCTCAACGCCTAGAAGCGCTGGCGAGATTCCAGACCAAAAAGATTTACTAGAAGAGTTTGACCTTAACCCCGAACAGTGGGAGGTTGTCTCAGTAAGAAAGTCCAAGTGGCAAAATCACGCTGGAGAGTGGCTAGAAGCTCACAGGATTTCGCTCAAGCCAGCTGCAGGATTTGGTCAAAGAGACTTTGATTTAGAAAAATTAGTAGCTGAAGTCTCTAAATGGAAGCCAGGCAAGCCAGAAAAAGTTACTTCTGGCAGTCTGGCTTATATTTTTGCCCCTAGCGACCAGCAGCTCGGTAAAAAGCAAGGAGATGACGGCACAGCTCAGACTGTGTCACGTCTTCTTGAAATGACAACCTTAGGCGTCCAAAGACTCAGGGACCTTAGAAAAATTGGTCGCAGTATTGGAACTGTAGTCATTCCTCTTCCTGGAGACCACGTTGAGGGCAATACTTCCCAGAATGGCAAGCTGCAAGGCCTAGCATCTTCAGATTTGGGGCTAACAGAGCAGACAAGAGTTGCTCGTAGAGTTCTTATGGCTCAAATCAAGGCCTTTGCACCATTGGCAGACAGAATTGTTGTTCCCGTAGTCAATGGAAACCACGATGAAGTTACCAGACAAGTAATTTCAGACCCATCCGACGGGTGGAATGTCGAAGTTGCCTCCGCAGTTCAAGACGCATGCGCTGAAAATGAAGCACTAAGTCACGTTGAGTTTAGATTCCCTGAAAAGTCTCACCAGACCCTGTCCATAGATATTTGTGGCACGATGCTGGGATTGTTCCACGGACACCAAACTGGTAACAACGTTTTGAAGTACTTGCAGGGCCAATCAGCAGGCCAAACCGCCCTAGGTATGTGTGATGTGTGGATTTCTGGGCACTTTCACAATTTCAAAGCCATGGATATTGGTGGCAGATTGTGGCTCCAAGCTCCTACGGTTGACCCAGGAAGTGCGTGGTTTCGCGACCGCCACGGCCTAGAATCTTCTCCAGGAATTCTTACGATGGTAATTGGCGAAGGCCACAACCCTAGACAAGATATTAGCGTAATTACTGGGGTTAGAGACAACTAACCCCTGCAGAACTCCCGTACAATAAAAAGCATAAGAAGAGTCCGCTGCCTGTCGGCCCTTCGGCAAGCTTTAATGGACCTGGAGCGCCGCCTATGAGTTTTTCACCTGACGTTAACACTAGGAGTGTTGTTGGTCAGTACCTTAAAGGTACTGGTATACCCGCTTCTGGTACCGTAGTCTTCACGGCTTCGAGCCGAATTGAAGATGTCGACGATGCAACAATTGTCGCTAACCCCATTGTTTTAACCCTTGACTCTAACGGAGAGTTCTCCGTTGAGCTTCCGTGTACTGACGACCTTGACCTGAGCCCACGTGGCTGGTACTGGACTGCGAAGATTCGCATCAAGGGCTCACGTCCAAAAGAATTCCGCTTCTATCTCCCTATTGGAGATGAGAGCGATGTAGATATCACCAAGCTTGACACCATAGACACAGTAACAACTTCCCCCGCAGGTTCAGACGTTGCTAGAGGCTCTGTAGGCCCACAGGGAGCAACAGGACCTACTGGCGCTGGCGAGCAAGGCCCGCAAGGCCCTACAGGACCTTCAGGCGGTCCTACAGGTGCAACGGGTGCAACAGGTACCATTGGTAACACTGGGCCAACTGGTGTAGCTGGAACCTCAGTCACCATTGTCGGTTCTCTGGCATCCACGGGTGACCTACCTACAACAGGCGACATCGGAGATGGCTACCTTATAAATGGTGACCTCTTTGTGTGGGACAACGTTAATTCCGAGTGGGACAACGTTGGAACAATTCAAGGACCAGCTGGCGGAACTGGTGCCACGGGTGCAACGGGCTTACTTGGAGCAACAGGTGCCACGGGAGCATTAGGACCTACGGGTATTCAGGGTGCTACTGGTGCTATCGGTGCCACGGGTGCAACTGGGCCAACCTCCACAGTTCAAGGTCCTATCGGCTCCACGGGTTCAACTGGGCCAATAGGTCTTCAGGGTAATTTAGGTAATACAGGACCAGCTGGTGTATCTGGTCCAACAGGAACTGCAGGTCCCACTGGGTCAATCGGCTCAACTGGAGCCGCAGGTGTCTCAGGTCCAACAGGTATACAAGGAGTAACAGGAGCAGTTGGAGCAACGGGCGCTACAGGCGCAAGCGGTGTCCAAGGTAATACAGGAGCTACTGGCGCTTCAGTTACAGGCGCAACAGGGTCAGTCGGTGCTACAGGCGCAACAGGCGCGAATGGACTAGTCGGCTCTACTGGCTCTACTGGTTCTCAAGGTTTAGTTGGCGCTACAGGCGCTATAGGTGCCACTGGCTCTACTGGTTCTCAAGGTTTAGTTGGCGCGACGGGTGCCTCAGTTACAGGTGCAACGGGTGCTGCTGGCACACTGGGTGCAACAGGTACCACTGGCTCTACAGGAGCAACTGGTTCTCAAGGAGCAGCAGGCCCAACAGGTGCGACAGGTTCGGTGGGTGGAGACTCGACAGTGGCTGGCCCGCAGGGTGCAACTGGTGTTCAAGGTCCGACTGGTGTTTCAGGTGCAACAGGCCCTATTGGTAATTTTGGTGGAGCAAGCTTTGACTACACCTTTAGCACTTCGGTAGCAGACACCGACCCTGGCACTGGAAAAATTAAATTTAACAACGTTGACCTTCAGAGTGCAACCAACCTCTTCATTGACGATGAGGCCGACGGTGCAATCGATGTTCAGCAATTCCTTCGCACGATTGACGACTCTACAAGTCCAATCAAGGGACACGTTCGAATCACCAACAAAGTTGACTCTAACGATTTTGCAATCTTTGCTATCACAGGCGCAATCACTGAGGCTACAGGATACTTTAGAGTTCCTGTTTCTTACCTGAGCGGACTGGCAACAAGCTTCTCCAATCTAGAAGATATTATTGCCACGTTCGCAAGAACTGGTGACATTGGCCCTCAAGGTATTCGCGGTGAGACGGGACCTACGGGTTCGACAGGTTCTACGGGCGCAACAGGTCCAGCAGTCACTGGACCTACAGGTGCCGATTCTACCCAAGTTGGTCCACAAGGTGCTACTGGTGCAACGGGCGCAGGAATACAAGGACCAACAGGTGTTTCAGGTCCACTAGGCCCTACAGGTGCTATAGGCGCGACTGGAGCTACAGGCTCAACTGGGCCTCAGAGTCAAGTTCTTGGACCGACAGGTAACACTGGTCCAACAGGTGCTCAAGGTAATTTAGGTAACACTGGACCAACAGGCTCAACGGGTGCTGTATCTACAACTCCAGGCGCTACAGGTCCTACTGGTGCTGACTCCACAGTAACGGGTCCTCAAGGTATTACTGGTCCAACTGGTGCAACAGGTGCGGACAGCGAAGTTGAAGGTCCTCAAGGTATTACTGGTCCAACTGGCGAGACTGGACCTCAAGGCGAGATTGGTCTAACAGGCCCAACTGGGCAGACAGGCCCAAGCGGTCCAACAGGTGCGGACAGCGAAGTTGAAGGACCGCTAGGACCTACGGGTGCAACAGGCGCGACAGGTGTCCAAGGAACTGGCGTAACAATTCTTGGGTCATATGCAACCTTAGAAGACCTCCAAGCAGCTCAACCCACAGGTAATGCTGGAGACGGCTACTTAGTAGCTGGAGACCTTTATGTTTGGGACAATGTAGCCGAGTCTTGGAACAACGTTGGAAGCATTCAAGGACCTACAGGTCCGCTAGGCCCTACAGGACAAACTGGCCCAACAGGACAGACTGGTTCTCAAGGTGAGCTAGGTGCCTTTGCTATTGCAAACGAGACACCTCCTTCTACTCCTGATGCAGGCGATGCTTGGTACAACAGCGAGACTGGCCGCATTTATGTTTACTATGACAGCTTCTGGGTCGAAACTTCTGCTGCCCCAATCGGGCCGACAGGTGCAACTGGAGATGTAGGACCTACTGGTGCCGATTCTACGGTAACTGGCCCGCAGGGCATAACTGGTCCAACTGGCTATAGAGGAATTACAGGCCCTCAGGGCGAGGTGGGTCCAACTGGTCCTACTGGTGCTGACTCGACAGTTGAAGGTCCTCAAGGTATTACTGGCCCAACTGGCGAGACTGGACCGACTGGTGCCGATTCTACGGTAACTGGCCCGCAGGGCATAACTGGTCCAACTGGTGCAACAGGTGCGGACTCCGAGGTCACGGGTCCAACTGGTTCCGCAGGAGAATTTGTACCTAAGTCTGATAGTCCTCCACTATCTCCAGAGCCAGGAGAGCTATGGTTCGACACAAATAACGGAGCAGTCTTTGTCTACTATGACAACTTCTGGGTTGAAGTTGGTACTTCAGAATTTGGTGGAGCAACAGGCCCTCAAGGTCCTCAGGGAGACTTAGGGCCAACAGGGCCGACAGGTGCAACTGGAGATGACGGCCCACTAGGTCCAACTGGAGTAGTCGGTGCAACTGGTCCTATTGTCACTGGACCCGCTGGACCGCAGGGCGTGGGCTCACAAGCACAAGGATTCTATAACACTTTCGCTGAGTTCAACTCAGGAGCGGGAGCCAGTGCTGGTGCAATTGGAGATTTCTACGTTATCTACGAAGAAAACACAATTTATATTTACACAGCTGACAACGGCTGGATTGAAGCAGGAGCCTTAATTGGTCCCGTAGGTCCTACTGGAGACGTTGGTGCAACTGGCGCAACTGGCGGAACTGGTGCAACGGGACCTTCGGTTACAGGACCTATTGGCCCTCAGGGGACTTCCATAAATGTCCAAGGAAGCGTATCTACTGCAGCCAACTTGCCTCTTGGCAGCAACAGCATAAATGATGCATACATCGTTGACGACAACGGTGACTTGTACATTTGGGATGGTTCTAATTGGAACAGCGTTGGTCAGATTGTTGGACCAACTGGAGCTCAAGGCGAAGTGGGACCAACTGGGCCATCTGTTACAGGTGCTACAGGACCTGCTTCTACTGTTCCTGGACCTCAAGGTTCCGTAGGTCCTGAAGGGCCTATGGGTGGTGTTGTATACGTACTATCTTCAAGTGGTGAGGGCGGGTTCTACTCTTCTCAGGGTGTCGTAGGGAATAATCCAAACCTTGTCGCAGTGCGTGGTGAAAGACTGTACATAGATACTTCTGCTGTGCTATTGACAAACTCTTTGGCGCTGAGACTTTCATCTGGCAGCACTTCAACTGTGCCTGGAACGTTCAACAACTCAACTGTTTCTGGTAGAAACGCAACTAGCTCAGACCCAGTTATCGTCTACGATGTGCCTTTGGACGCTCCAGTACAAATTATTTATCAAGACGTTACTGACCCAAGCGTTGCTGGTGTTATCGATGTTGTTGACAAGATTGGGCCGACTGGCGCGACAGGCGCATCGGGACCTGCTGGTACTCCTCAAGAAATTGCATACGCTCCCGTCTTTGGCGGGGACGACTTAGGCGTCTCTGGCACTCCTGCAACTGGAAACTACGTGAAAAACGGTAAAGCTATTGTCTTTAATATAGACGTTGACTGCGCCACAGTCAGCAACTTTGGTACTGCCCAGTACTCGATTACTCTTCCTGTTCTTCCAGAGCCTGCAATGTCCAACTCGTTTGTTGGAGCACTAGACTTAGACGGCACAGGAACTACGTTGTATAACGTAATTGGCTTTGGTAGTCAAGGTTCTGCAATTCTAGATTTGTGGTATCTCGGAGCTAGCGGACAGTTGACTGCCTTTACGGGCGTGACCCCCGCCACACTAACAACGTCGAGTATGCTATACCTCAGTGGTTCTTACATAGCGGATAGCGAGTAGGGCAATAATGGCAGCGATTGATTTTCCATCCAATCCATCAATAAGCGATGAGTACACAAACGGTACAAACACTTATCAGTGGAGCGGTCAAGCATGGCGTCTTGTCCGCACAAGTGCGGTTGGCCCAACTGGCCCAACTGGGCCAATAGGCGCTGACTCAAATGTTGTAGGACCTACAGGACCCGACGGTGCTACAGGCGCGACAGGCGCAACTGGAGATGACTCAACCGCCGTTGGTGAGCAAGGCCCGACTGGGGCTACTGGTGCCACAGGTGAGTTTGCTATTGAGCCTTGGCAGACCTATACACCTGTTTTGACTGCAAGTAATACAAACCCAGTAATTGGAAACGGTAGCGTTACTGGCAGGTACACATTTATTGGCGCAACTATTACTGGCGAAATAAGAGTTATTGCTGGCACGACGGGATTTACCCGAGGCGATGGAGTCTACAAAATAAGCCTTCCTGCAGCAGGAGTAATTGAGAACTATCAACCCGTAGGACAAGTAGTTGTACGAGATGAAGGTCCAGGAGTTACTTACTTTGGAACTGCAATTTTTAATAACAATAATGCCAGTGTGTTAGAGCTCTTTATCCATGGACAAGTAGCTCAGTATGACGAGGGGTTTGCCATTACTCACACAACGCCTTTTTTGTTCAGTGCTAACGACAAAATTTTAATTCAGTTCACCTACGAAGCAGATTTGGGCTAGGGGATAAATAATGGCAGCGATTGATTTTCCAGATGCACCTCAAGTAAACGACACATTTACTGACGGTACGTCTACATGGGCGTGGACAGGCGTTGCTTGGAACTTAGTTGTCTCTGCAATTGTTGGTCCAACTGGTCCCGCAGGAGCTACAGGTTCTGATAGTTCTGTCACTGGCCCGATTGGCCCAACTGGTGCGTTCACAATAACTTCTGCAACTCCACCCGAGAGTGCTGACGAAGGCGATGCTTGGTTTAATTCTGAGACTGGTCAAATTTATATTTATTACGATTCTTACTGGGTCGAGTCTGCTTCAAGTAACGTTGGGCAAGCTGGCCCTACGGGTGCTACAGGACCTACTGGTGCTGAAGGAGCTGCCTCAACTATTGCTGGGGCTACAGGACCTTCTGGTGCAACGGGTCCGCAGGGCAACACTGGACCAACAGGCTCAAACGGCTTAGATGTCACTGGACCTACAGGACAGGCTGGGCCTACAGGCGCAAGAGGTCAGATAGGACTTGAGGGCCCTGAAGGCCCGACTGGGGCTACTGGTGCCTTAGGATTTACAGGACCTACTGGGGCGCAGGGCTCAGAGGGTCCTACTGGACCTCAAGGAATCACAGGCCCTACTGGAGTAACTGGTCCTAGAGGGTTCGTTGGCGCAACTGGAGCTTTGGGACCAACAGGCTCAACTGGCGCATCACTTACTGGGCCCACTGGTTCGGTTGGTCCAACTGGCCCATCTCAAGGACCTACTGGTGCCACTGGCTCTACAGGAGCAACTGGACCTTTTGGTCCGACTGGCGACGCTGGTCTACGTGGTGCAACAGGCGCAATGGGTGCCACTGGTTCAGCTTCTACAATTCCAGGACCAACAGGACCGCAAGGATTTACAGGACCCACTGGGGCTGCTTCAACAGTTACTGGGCCAATTGGACCTACAGGGCCAGAAGTTACAGGACCAACTGGAATAGCTGGACCTACTGGCGTAAGTTTCGCTGGTGTAACTTCCTCTAGCAACTTGACAATAACAACAGGCGAAGACATTAACTTTATTGTCAATACTGTTGGAGCATTCGCAATTGGTACTCGTGCCAGACTTGCCAGCTCAACCTTCCCAACTAACTTTATGGAAGGTATCGTAATTAACATCTCTGGTACATCCGTGTCCCTAGAGGTAGATAAAGCAATAGGACTGGGAAACACTTACGCTGGTTGGAAGTTTGTTGTAGGTGCTGGAGAAGCAGGCCCCGTTGGACCAGTAGGTCCTCAGGGGACTGGAATCACTTTTGTAGGTTCTGTATTCCAAGAAAACCAACTGCCCGCGTCTGGCAATGCCGTAAACGATGCTTATATTGTTGAGTCAAGTGGTGACTTGTTTGTCTGGGATGGCTCGGAGTGGGTTAACGCTGGGCAGATTGTTGGACCGACTGGTGCTACAGGCGCAACAGGTGCTGTATCGACAACCCAAGGACCTGTAGGGCCTACAGGCTCAACTGGTGCCCAAGGAATCACTGGGCCAACTGGACCACAAGTTACTGGTCCCGCGGGGCCTATTGGACCAACTGGTCCCGCCAACTTTGACCTAGTTGGACCTCAATACTTAAACTCTGTAACTTTGCAAGCCTCCGATGCTGCGTCAATTGTAAAAATAAACAGTTCGGTAGTTACTACAGTTACAGTCCCAGTAGACGGTTCTGGAGGCTACACTTTCCCAACAGGAACTCAGATTGTTTTGACTCAGTTGGGCTTAGGTCAAGTAGGTATAGCAGGAGCAGAAGGCGTTCAGGTTCTTTCAGAGGGAAACCGCAGGACAACAAAGTCTAGATACTCAATAACCTCGTTGATTAAACTAAGCTCCAACACTTGGTTACTAAGCGGAAACTTGATATCTTAGAATGCTAATTTCTACTCACGCAATACATGCAACTCTAGACGCTCCCTTTTTGCCTGCTGGCTGGATAGCTGTTGACGACTCCTCTTTTGGTACTACAGACATAAACTCAATCGCGTATGACGGCTCAAGTAGATTGATAGCAGTCGGGAATTCAGGAAAGATAGCAATATCAGATGACAATGGGGTCAACTGGTATCAAGCCAACTCACCGTTTTCTGGTAGCAATGTCTACTCTGTTGCATACGGAGATGGTTTTTTTATGGCTGGTGGCAGCATAGGAAAGCTTGCTACCTCAGTCGACGGTGAGACTTGGGTCTTGCAGAATTCAGGTTTTGGGGCTAGCACAATTCTAGGAATTACTTATGCTTCCGTAGGAAGTATTTGGGTAGTTGTAGGTGCATCTGGGAAATTAGCCACGTCCGTAGACGCACTCAGTTGGGTGCTCAGGGCATCTTCTTTTGGCCCAACTTTTATAAACGAAGTGTTTGCAGCCCCAAACTTAGTTTTGGCAGTGGGGTACGACGGAAAGCTTGCCAGCTCCTTAAACGGAACTAATTGGACACAGAGAGCTTCGTCATTCATAAATAGCACTATTTATGGTGTAACAGTAAGCGTAGACAGTGGGCAGTACGTAGCTGTTGGAGACTCTGGAAAAGTTGCGTATTCTGCTAATGGAGCCTCTTGGACTCAGATTTACCCGCAGAGCTCTTTCGGGGCGTCCAGTATTAAAGCAATTATCTCTACTGAAGAGACTTACTTAGCGGCAGGCTCAGCTGGAAAACTAGCTAACGCTCTTTCTCCTATCCCAGAGTCTTGGACTCAAAGAAATTCCACTTTCGGGCTTGGCACTATTAATTATCTATTGCAAATAGACAACACAATTGCAATCGCTGTAGGGAATGAGGGGAGAATAGCGTACTCGCTATAAAAATTATGCATACATATAAATTAATTGAGCCAGAACTTCATATTCAGATTCTTTTTGGGACAAATGTAATTGATGAAAGCGGCCCTTGGGAGTCAATAGCTTCCGCAACGGAGTGGGCAAAAGCTTACGTAGATTTTAAAAATTCTGACAAAATTGAACCAGTATTGCCTCAGTCGGAACAGCGTACAATAGATGAAGACGAGACACCCGCAGCGGGAGAGGATAACTAATGGCAGCGATTGACTTCCCAACTCCTGTAGAGATAAACGAACAATTCACTTCTGGCACGCAAACTTGGGTATGGACTGGGACAGTTTGGGAAGCGCTTCGAGTAACCCCTACTGGTCCTGTTGGAGTACAGGGTATTCAAGGAGCCACTGGACCAACTGGTGTAACTGGCGACATTGGCTCGCAAGGAATTCAAGGACCTACTGGTCCAGTTTCTGATGTTGCTGGTCCGCAAGGTGGGCTTGGTGTTACAGGTCCGCAAGGTGTAACTGGGCCGCAAGGTATTCAGGGTGAGCTTGGTGAGCGAGGCGTACTAGGACCAACAGGTGCGGATTCTTCTGTCACAGGTCCTATAGGAACGACAGGGCCCCGCGGCCCAGTGGGTTCTCAAGGAGAAGTCGGGGCGCAATCTGAGGTTCCTGGTCCAACTGGGCCCGAAGGGCCTATCGGTAAATTTACCGCGGCCCCTACTCAACCTAACATTGAAGACGCACTTAACGGAGACGCTTGGTTTGATACAAGCACTGGAACTACTTACGTTTACTTCAACGGAGTGTTCGTGCAAACTCAAGGTGGACAATTTGGACCGACTGGCGCACGGGGCGTGCAAGGGTCCATTGCCCTGAGCACGACTTGGTGGCTCGGCGTTTAATTTAGAATCAATGTTTTATGTAAGTGCTATCCTATTGAATGAACTATTGAGCTGTGAAAGAGGTAATGACTGATGCCTGGATTCCTTGGAGGAAGCACTGGTGGCGGTGGCGGCACTGGCGGAGAAATAAGTTTTCCTAAAGAGTTTATCGACCCAGTAACTAAGCTGCGCGTATCGACACCTGAAAACCTTATTGACACCGACTTCGAGTACGGCCTACAGCCAACCAAGTGGGAGACAGTTGAGCTAATCAACAACACCCCGTCATTCTTCTCCAAGTCTGGTGACACCACAATTCCAGGTATAAATGCGATTACTACAAACGCAGGGACCCGAGAAATTATTGTAAGTACTTCTTTAGCCCACGGATTAGATGTTGGTATCCCAATTAACGTTACAGGCAGTAAGTCTGTAACAGCCGATGGCGCGTACATTATTAACTCAATCCCAGACACCTCTACTTTCACTTATCTCTGTAGAGATACTCAGCCTGAAACTTCTTCTATCGAAGACCTTTATACTTCAATTATCACTGGAGAGTTTTTTCAGGGCTCCCAGCTGCGTCTTTCAGACTCTGACGGTATAACAACTGACGGAGCAACTTTTTCTGAGCTAACTGTCACTACCAACTCCCCGCACGGGTTTGGTACCAAGACGCCTTTTTACTTTCTAAACTTGAACTCAACAATTTCGCAAGAGTTTGCTGCAACAAACACTGAGACGAAGTCTTTTGATTCTTCAAACTCTGCAACTGCTCAGACCTTCGACGGCTCTAACACCCTATCTTCGCTAAACATTGACTGGAGCAACAGCGCAACTATCGCTGGCATTGAGAGTGACATCGACTCTGCCAACATAGCTGACGACACAATCTTGGTTGCCCACGGCGGCACGGAAAACTTTGTAGGTCTTCCAACAGGAGCACCTCTTTATTACAGCATTATCTCTGCGGGAGGTTACTTCCTAGCAAACCCAAGAGGGGTCCTTTTCTTAGGAGAAGACAGCGTGCTAGGAGAGTCGCAGTCCACTATTCAGTTGACAGATACTCCTGGCGGAAACGTAATTGACATTCAAACAAACCTCGCAGGTAAATTTAAAATTGCAAATCAGGCTCGAGTTTTTGCTGGTAACAACAGAGACCCAGAGACTGAAGTAAGTATAAACTTAATTGACGAAACACCAAAGTTTTTTGACGGGTCAAACTCCAATGGACTCTCGGGAACTGTAACTTCGTACAGCAGCTCTAACGTCACAATTCAGGCAGCAGAGCCCCTTGACTGGTACCAAGGCACTATGGTTCTCTACAGTACCGATGGAGCAGCAGCTTCTGGTCTTAGTAACAACACAACTTACTTTATTGATTTTTTGGTCTCTCAGGCAGACGATGTCTACACATTCACTCTT